TGTAGCAACAGTTGAAACTATTACAGAAGAAATACAAGAGGTTATGATAGTAGAAGTAGCACAACCAGAAACAACCCAGGTAGAATCACAACCTGAACCTGAAATAGTAGTAGTTGAGCCCGAAACTGAACCTGAGAGCCCTTCTCAAGAAATTTCGTCCCCTGTAAATGAGCCAGGAGAACCTGTAGAGGAAGTTAAGGAAGAAGAACCTATCACAGAAACAACAGCGTCTGACGAGCCTGTAAACGAGCCTAAAGAGGAACCGAAAGAAATAGTTGAAGAAAAAACAGAAGAACCTGTCGAAGAGAAAGAAGTAGCAGAAAAAACAGAAACTGAAGAAAAAATAGAGGCCAAAGAAGAACCAAAAGAAGAAATTAAAGAAGCTAAAGCTGAAGATGAAAAGCCTACAAAAAAACAAGAAGCTAAACAAGAAAAAGCTAAAGAGATTATGCAAAGTTTTGATAGTCAATATGATGCCGTAGCACAATTAACAACATTAGCATTGGTTAATGCTCTGGGTGCAGACATTAAAACATATCAACAAGTGCCAACACAAGTGCAACCTACCTGGTATGAATCAAAAGAAATATATGCAAATACTATGTTACAAGATCCTTTAGCAAATTATTTTGGCGTGAGAGATAGCTTGGTCTTTGAAAAAATGCTAGGAGCCCAATATGAGTAATGAAGTAGAATACAAAGGAATTAAAGTAAAAGGGGGTAAGCTATTATTGATATTCCCATTACTAGGTACAATAGGTGGAGCAATATGGGCAGGATTTGAAGGGTATGCCCGATGGGTTGCTATGGAAGACAAGATAGCAAATTACACAGCTCCTGATTTAAGTGGATTTCAAAAACAATTAAGCGATTTTAATACAACGGTTAATGTGACAAATGAAAAAATAGAAAGTTTAGAAATTAAAATAGAAAACGAAATTACTAATATGAATACGTTGTTACAGTCAGAAATATCAACTGCATTAGAACTTGTGCAAGCGGCTCAAGGTGATGCTAGGGATATTCGTAATGAACTGCGTAAGGATATAAATCAAGTTATGGATGCTATAGCTAACGTGGATAAGAGATCGAGAACCACGGAACAAGAAATACGAGGCAGTCAACGTACAGCAGAGAACGACGTAAGAACGTTGATACAGCACGCTGAGGATCGCTTTGACGGTAAGCGTACGGCTATAGAATCTGATGCTAATAGACGTAATGAAGCTATAGATGTCAAACTAAAAGAACTTGAAGATAGAATTATTAAACTTCTTGAACGTGCTCTTAATAATCCTCTTGCAGGACAATAAAATTGTGTTTATACTTGAGTTACCTTAGTTGTGAGCGCGACCCATCTCGCGCTCTTCTACTTAGCTTTACCCCAATTTTCACCGATTCCTACATCTATACGTGAAGGAATTTTTAATTCCGGAAAGCAATTCTCCATTGTTTCTTTAATGTCTTTTATGTTGTCATCATGTCTAACAGAAAAACAAAGTTCATCATGAACGGTTAACATAGGCAGGTAACCTTTTTCATAACAATTCAACATAGCCCTTTTAGTCTGATCAGCTGAAGATGCCTGAATCAAACGATTAAGAGCTTTATAAGTAAAAGCCACCTGATAGTTGATAGGGTTTTTCTTGCGCCAATCTTTATCGCGTTCTTCTAATGGTGTGTCTTGTATGTTTTCCCATTCCTCTTCAAGTTTATCCATATGAATAACTTTTTTAAATCCTCCAAACCCTTTAGGTTCTCGCATAGGAAAACGACATTTACGACCCATCAACGTTCTAATCTCACCTTTACGCGTAGCTACAGCCATTACTGCCGCGGCCATTTCTCGTATAAAAGGAACCTTCTCATCGTAATCATTCCGTAATGCTTTAGCTTCATCAAAGGGAATATCTCCAAGAATACCCGCCAACTTACCAATGCCCATGCCATACATGATCCCTAAGTTAATGGTCTTGGCTAAGTTACGTTCTACTCCCGCAATGTCGGCTACCATTTGGTGAAAGTCCAAATCATCACTCTGGTAAGATTTTACAATCTCTTGTACTCTAACGTTGTCTTTTGTTTCTGGTGTTAATGAGGCGTAATGCATTAACCACCTGGGCTCTTGTGCACTGTAATCAAAACTTCCCCATTTACATCCTTCTTCTGGTACAAACAAACCTCTAATCAATTCTTTAATCTCTGGGTGTCGAGCAGGGACTTGTTGAAGATTAGGATGACTTGAAGAAAACCTACCCGTTACGGTTCCACCATCTCCAGATCTTAATTGGTTAAACTCACAGTGGATACGTCCTTTATATTGGTGTTGCAAAATAGTCTCAACAAAAGTAGTGTTCGCCTTGTTGTACTCTCTTATTTCTAATATCTTTTTAGCAATTGGATGCTTGTGTGTTTTTAAAAAATGTTTTGTAAAACTTGGTGCATCTGATTTAGCTGTTCGTTCGTATGTTAAGTTTAACTTGTCAAAGGCTGATGCTAAAGAAGTAGCTGTCCACGGCTCAATGTCCACTCCCGTTTCTTTCTTAACTTCTAATAATAAAATATTTTCTTTATCCTGCAAATACTTTTTAGTTTCTGCTGCTTTATCCAGATCTACCCGGATACCCTTTACGCGCATTTCAAATATAATAGGAAGTAAATTTAATTCCATTTCTAAAATTTTACCGCAATTTTCTTCAGCTAATTTACGTCGCAGTACGTTCCACAACTGTAAAGTTAACCGCGCATCTGTCTCTGCATAAGCCGCAACTCGAGAAGCCGGTAACTTCCACATATCTTTTTTAGCGTCCACACCATGCTGACTTGCCGCCATCCGCAGCTCATCTTCTTTTTTCTTTTCGCCCAGATACGTTGCTCCTAAAGCATTAAGAGAATACGAAAATCTGTTTTCATCTAATAATGGCGCGGCAATCATAGTGTCTAATATCTTACCCGGCACAGTTATTCCTACGGTTCGTAACCATCCTAAATCATATTGCGCATTATGAAAGACTACAGACATGCCATGTTTAAGTTGATCTTGTAACCATGTTACCACCATCTTCTTAGACATATTACCACCGCCTTCATGACCAAAAGGTAAATAGCCGTACCACTTAGAAGACGCTACAGCAATCCCTATCAACCGCCCATCGTTCCTGGACCATCCTGGACCTAGTGTTAATAAGTTAGGATCACAAGTTTCTACATCAATAGCAATAATAGTTTCTTTAGATAAATCTGGTAATTCAATTGGAGGAACCCATGTAGGTTCATTAAATAAATCCTGCTCATACATTATCTTGGCTTCCATAATCGCGTTCGAGTATCATTTCGCAATAATGGATTGCTTTTAATATATCTTCCTTTCTGCCTTTCTTAGGATGTCGACAAATATATTTAATAATGTTTCCTTCCGCAAAAGGTAAATTGTTAGCGTTGATAAATTGTGAGGGTTGTATTTTAAAACCTTTGTAGTGTTCTCCCCCTTTGTTCCATACCGTCATAACTCATAGTACCTTTCTGTTTCTGGTTGCATAATGTGCAAATTTTCTTTAGTTCGTGTTACTCCTACATAAAACATGCGGTGTAAAGTTGATGGTCTCGTTATCATTTCTTTAGAGGCCGCATACGATATATCTGAGATTAGCAGAATATTATCACTTTCTCCACCCTTCATAGAGTGTATAGTGCTTAATTTAATCCTAGGGCTTTTTACATTGTCGCCCCGTTTTAAAGCGTTTAACAAATAATTTTGTGTGTTTAAACCAACCTTACCCAACACCTGATGCCATCGTTTAGATCCATCAACCAATAACCCTAGATGATCTCTGAGATAATCCATGCGTATTAAACTGTCTGCAGGCAATTCTAAAAACTTTTTAGACCTGCCACCAAATCCTTTTTTAAATCCTTCATTAGCATTCATGTGATCGTATATGTTTCTTACCTGACTTACGCTAATCTCTTCGCCCTTCGACAAAGATTCCCACGATAAGATAGCATCATACAATTTTCTTGGAATACTAGGGTGGTCATGTCTACTGTAGATCCAACCTTCTTCCCGCAATTGCAAAGCATACCGATCTAACAACCTATTGGTAGAAGCCAATATAGTCCATTCTCCTGTTTCGATAGGAACTTCTTCTAATGAGTTATGATAAAAGATAGAACCCTTTTCTTTTTTAGGATGCCATTCTTTAGGAGCGCGATCATCAATTCGTGTGACTATCTGCTGTGCTTGTTCCCATACGGTTTCAGGAATACGATACGATTGATTTAAAACTTCTTTTTCTTTGGTTGCCGATAGAAAAGCCTGTACGTCCGCTCCTTGAAAGTTCATGATTGCCTGATCATCGTCACCGGTAAATATCTGTATGTTAGGAGATTGTCTAATAGTATCAATCATTTTCCACTGCAATGTTGATAAGTCTTGCGCTTCATCTACTATTAAAGCTTCTATATCTGGACATTGGTCTTCTGCAATAAACCGTTCTATCATATCCGTAAAGTCAACTTTTCCCTTGACTTTTTTATAATTTTCATACGCTTCTACCAGACGCGTTAACTCAGAATAAATTAAATTGTAATTCCCTTCTTCCTGAAAAACTTCTTCCAACGATTTTAAACGGCTCCTGGACAACTGATAAATCTTTAAATACTCGTCGCCTTTTTGATTACCTATCCATTCAAAATCACTTTCTGTATCTTTACCCGTAGACTTACCCGCAAAATCTAAACCAACCTTATAACCTATTTCTTTCATATCTTTGCCGCGCAATACATCTGTAGTTTTAAAACCTAAAGAACCAAACGCCATAGAATGTAACGTACGGAAATAAGGTAGGTCTTCATCTAGTATGTTCCAATCATTGCAGACACGTTCTTTACTTTCCCTTGCGGCTTTCTTACTAAAAGATACACAGGCTATACGCTGTGGTTCTATACCTTCTTTAATATATCCTTGAATAAGATTAGAATTTGTTTGTGTCTTGCCACATCCTGGAGGGCCTAGTATAGTCTTTTCGATTTTCAAAAGGGTGGTTCCTCATCGTTCTTAAATGTAACAGCAGGAAGATCCACTTCACCTTTTTTAATCTCAGGAATAAACCAACACCGGACACTTTGCCACTTATCCTTGTTATCTTTAAAACGAAACTGCTTGTCAGCTGTTCCGCCACTGTTCATTTCTTTTAATCTTTCTGTGATCTGACCGCGTGTATAAATCGTAAAGTTATGACGCTTTAAAAATTCTTGTAAAGCACTCAACTTAAAATATGTATAGCCTTCCTCTGTCCACGGCTTGCCGGTAATAATTTCTTCTGGACTTCTTGCCTGCAGACGTGCGGTGCAAAACATTTCAAGTAGTTCTTGGAACTGTCCTTTTTGTGTTAACTCTTCTGGTACGGCAATACGCGTTGCTGTTTCTAACAAAACATCTATCATCTCTCGCCAATCCGCATCTTTCATACGCGCAGGCATCTTATACATTTGTTCCATACACGCGCGCTGAAAATCTACCTGCATCTGCAGTTGACGTGTACTTAATTCTAAACGTGATCCATCTACATCAATAAACCAAACGGGTGGTTCAGATTCTACAACGCTCAATCCTCCAATGGTAGGAAACGATTGGCTACTTCCTATGCCATGCTTACGGCTTCGGCACATAGATTTGTTGCAATGACTACGCAAAGGTTCTTGCTTGCATGTATAAAAATATTCTTTCTTTTCCAATTGGTTTTGTATGGTTACCATTTCTTTTGCAGGTAATGGTGGCGTACAATATTCTTGATTATGTTTTTCTAATAAATCTTTCCACGCTTCTGGACTTGACATCTTATAGAACAGTCCTACGTTAATCATAACCATGTTACGACCCCCTTCAGGCACTCCATATTCAGTAAGTTGTTGTAAACATGGAGGACCTTGAGGTAATATCTTTTCGCTCACTCCTACTTGTAAGTCTCTTAATTTTTCTAATGTAATTCTATTTTTTTCTGCTTTATGTAAAAATTCTTCAAACCCTATGTCATCGCCCTCTACATTTAAAGCGTATCGTGTTGTATACTTAAAATTAAAATATGGAAGGTTTATAAAGTTTCCTACATCACCACGTTCTACTATAACCTCTTCTTGCTTAGGAAAGATCTCACATTGACCATATCCTAAAGCAGATGCAAACTCTGACAATCTATCCCTAAGTTCTGTTGCTGAAACTTTTTCTTTTAAAAATATATATAAATGGGCACCGCCTGACTTAGACCGGCACACGGTCAACGGTAGCCTTAACTGTTTGATTTTCTTAAATAATTTTACTAAGTCTAAATCGTATTCGTCAATATCCAATGCGCCAAATAAGCATTGATTATTTTCATCTATGGGTATACTGCCTACACCCTTCTTTCCTTCTAGGTGCAATTGAACAAGCTCTACGGTTAACGGTTCCCTAACAATAAAACTCTTAGCTTGTTGTTTACCATTCTTCTGAGAGTTCATAACCTCAGTTTGTCCGTGGGCTTTACTAAATCCCCGGAATAATTCTAAAAATTTTTGTGCTTGCTCCATCGTAAAGAAGCCCCCATCTACAAGGAGAAATGGGGGCTATCCTCTCTAAAATGGAACGTCGTCGGTATCAGTAGGAAGAGCGGGCTTCAATTCTCCACTGCTGACACTCGTATGTAATGCTTTCGCATCTTCATAAGCTTCCATAGTAGACACTTGTCCTTCATGACTTATAGACCATGAGTTCCAAGAACCTTTATCATTACCATCTTCAACAGATTTTAAACGATAAGTGTTAGCAAACATAGGCAACGTTTTACCATTATGCTTTTGCATTGTCATAATACTCATCCACTGACGTGACTTTTTCAGTTGGGTTTTCTTCATGTCAATAATAGCATTCTCTAAGTTGCCGTCATCATGTACAATCTTTACGTAGTGTTGAGCTGTACGCACTAACTCATTACCACTTTCTAAAAGCTCAAGACCTGAATCCTGATCACGCACGGCTTTACGCACATCATCAGAAGTAGGCGAAAGCTCAGATACAAACCCTCCCCCTTGAGAACGTGGTATAAATTCAAGAAGTTTAAGTTGGAAAAACACAGGTATTACAACAACACCTTTTTCTCCATCCCATGTCTTCTTGGTTACAGTGTTAAAGATATCTCCAGAAGAAGCACCTTCTATATAACCTGCATCAGACTTTTTTAGTTGCGGGCTAAGTGCCTGGATTAATCTTAAAAAAGGAATTTGAATATCCGAAGATGTTACTTCTTCAAATCCACTTCCTACGTCGGACTCAAATGCTTTCATTAGATCTGGTAGTTTTTCAGCCATATTATTTTCCCCCTTTAATTTTAGCTGTTTGACCTACGTATGCTTTAAACAATTCTAGGTCAATTGGTTGATTAGCTTCCACACGCTCACGCACTAACTTCTTTAACGTCGATGGTTCTACCCATGTTCGTGCAGTGGTGTCGTGCCCTTTATCTTCAAGTTCCGCCTGCAGAGAGCGAGCCGAATTATCTTGGTTGATACCAAAAGATATTTGAACTTGATTCTTTATAAAATCCTCTGCGCCAATGTCGCGTAAATGACCAATAGCACGTTCTTTATCTATTGGATCTTTAGGCATCGAGGCTTGCACAAATGTAGCTAAAGAAACGGTGTTACCGTCTACCTCTAACTTATCTATGCCCATCTCGGCCATTTTTGCAGGGATCAAATCAAACTCATACTGCTGTTTCTTAGCTTTCTGTAGCTTAACTTGTTCTTCTAAGTTTTTGATGTCCTTAGTTATAGCGGAAGCTGTTCGTACTAATTGACTTAGCTCTTGTCCTCCGTCCGTAGTTACACTGTTAAATGCATCTGCATCAGCTGTAATCTCACTCCAAACATCGATTTTCTTTTCCGTCATTATAGTATATCCTCTTCAGGTTAAAGGTTAATGTCTTCGATTCCTCCTCGGATAGATATCTTAACAGGGTAATAGATACGTTCAATCTTATCCCATTTTAAAATATTAACTCTACCTGAGTTAAAATCACTAGCAAGGGCAAAAGCAACTCCTATTATAGCGGGGTCCCCGATAGCTAATAACCAATCCTCATCATCAAAACCTTTTAGTTTACGCTTTATCTGCGCAACTAAACGACCTGTATTTAAATGAAGTTGATCATTATAATTTGCTAAAGGAATTAATTCCCCCCATTTCGTTGCAGATATTATATCTACGCGGGGATTTTCTTGTGCTACAAAGACTTTGTTTGCCATTGAGTTCTCTCTTTCTTGTTAACGTTTTATTACGTTACTCTCATTAATTTTATTTGTAAACTATTTTTTTGACTTATTACAATTATTCTGTTTATATTAATAAGAAATTATAAAGAAAGTGAGAAATATGTCTTATGAGTTTAAGACAAAACCTTTTGACCATCAAGCAGCCGTTTTAAAACTTTCATGGAAAGCTTTGAATTGGGCCTACTTCATGGAGATGGGTACCGGAAAATCTAAAGTCTGCATCGATAATGCAGGCATTCTCTACGAGTTAAACCACATTGATACCTTTGTAGTCGTTGCTCCAAAAGGAGTTTATCGCAATTGGGCGCGCATAGAAATACCTACGCATCTTCCTGATCGTATCGAACGTGACATAGCTATGTGGTCATCAACTCCTAAACGTGAACAGAAAAAACAATTGGAATCTTTTTTAGTTCCTAACGTATCAGAAACCTTGCGCATATTGGTAATGAATGTAGAAGCTTTATCAACCGTCAAAGGTACACGGTTCTTGGAACAGGTTTTAAAAAAATCAAAGGCTATGTTTGCAGTAGACGAATCGACAACTATTAAAAGTCCAAAGGCTCGTCGTACTAAAGCTATTATAAAGATAGGAAGGCACGCCAAATATAAAAGAATTCTTACCGGGTCTCCCGTCACACAATCGCCTATGGATCTCTGGGCGCAATGTAACTTTTTAGATCCTAAGTTATTAGGAGATGTTGGTGACAATTATTATCAGTACCAATACCGTTACGCTATTATGAAAAAACGTACGATGGGTACACATTCTTTTAACTTAATAGTAGGTTACAGAAACCTTGACGCGTTAGCCGAATTATTAAAAACATTTTCTTCGCGTATCATGAAGTCGGAATGTTTAGACCTACCATCAAAAATCTATACACAACGTTACATCCAACTGACTCCTGATCAATCGCGGATATATATGGAGATAAAAGAATACGCTTTATCTTATTTAAGTGATACCGAATTCATGACGGCACCCAATGTCATGACGCAACTTTTACGTTTGCAACAAGTATTGTCCGGGCATTCTAAAACGGATGAAGGAGAAATAGTAGAAATAAAAGACAACCGCTTGCCTGAGTTAATGCAATGCCTGGAGGATGTATCAGGTAAAGTTATTATCTGGTCTCGCTTTCGCTATGACATAAAAAGAATTCATGCTGAATTGACAAAGGTATATGGACTCTCGTCCACGGTAACTTACTTTGGAGATACAACTGATGAAGACCGAAGTCAGGCAATAGAACAATTTCAAAAAGGTGATGCGCGATTCTTTATAGGTAATCCGCAGACAGGAGGGTATGGTATTACTCTTACCGAAGCAAACACAGTGGTGTATTTTGCAAACAGTTTTGACTTAGCAGTACGCATGCAGTCAGAAGACCGGTGCCACCGCATCGGCCAAACACAGCACGTTACTTACATTGATCTTATTGCTGAGAAAACAATTGATGAAAAGATTGTTAAGTCTTTGCGTAACAAGATGGATATAGCAAGTAAAGTAATGGGCGAAGAACTTAAAGAATGGTTTAATTAACTGAGGAGAACACAAATGTTTGAATGGCTTAACGGATGGTTTACTCCATCACAGAAGAAAGATTTAAAAGATATGACTAAAGTAGAGTTAGAACAAAAAGGAAGAGAAGTTGGGATAGAGCTAGACCGCAGAAGAAAAAAAGCTACACTGGTCAAGCAATTACGTAAAAAACTAGGAGAATAAGTAATGGATAACCCTTACAGTGGTGTTAATGAATTTTATGAAAGATTAACAGAATTCGTAGACAAAGAAAAAAATTTCAATAATAGTAATAAAGTCGTGTTATTATTTCGATTAGCTCTAGAACTGGGAGGAGCCGATAAAGCAATGGGCCTGGAGGAAATGTGTTATTTAATGGCTAAACTACAATACACAACTCTCGGGATTGTTTTAGGCAAAGAAGAATCTTTTAATGGGATTCTTGAGCAGTTTGATGTTAGTCGTACAACACCTAACTAGAGAGAACGTGTGGGGAATGTAGATAAAAAAGCGTGGGGGGAAGATCCTTTTATGGGCGATTCTCCTCCTAAGAAACAAGAACATTGGGCACAAATCTTATTAGATTTACGTAACCAATCGGGAATGTCTCGGGTTCAATTAGCTGAGGAGTCGGGAGTCGGGGTGTCCACTATAGAAAACTACGAACGAAAAAAAATTTCGGAACCTTCCATTTATAAAATAGAATCACTTCTGCAGGCAATGGGGTACGAGTTAGATGCTATCTTTATAGAACATTAGCGATAATTAATAGGTTGTACTTTCCAAGGAGTCCATGATTCTTTTTTGCCTCCGTGATACTCTCGGGCATGACCCTCACTAATTAATTTTTCGCATATGTTTTCGCCGTCTACAAAAGGCACCGCGAGGATCCTCCCGAACTTGCCCTTGCCATCCTTCACCGTTTTGACAACGAATTTTTTCGGAAGCAATTCCTTAAGCCGTGTTTTCGCAGCCAAACCAAGAACTTTTTCTTCCTTATTCTTTGTGCGTGACTCCGGCGTATTAATTCCTTGTAAGCGGATTCGTTCGTTTGATAAGGTAACTTTGAACCCCAAATCCACATCGACATCGATTGTATCCCCGTCTACTACTCTTCGTAATGTACAATTATATTCAAACATTCGGGTAGTATAGACTATTTTGGGTCGGGAGTCGTTGTGGTATCTGCCGACCTCAGTTTATACCACCAGTTCGTCATCAAAGCCACAGTAATTACCCACGATTTACTAGACTTATCGGGGTACAAATCTTTTGCTATCTGGTCGGGGGTTGCTCCCCGTAAGGCAAATTCTTTCGCTCTTTGTACGGCTTCTTCCATACAATCAAATAATAATTCAGTTTTCGTCATCATACATTTCTCTCACAAAAATCGGGGTTTCTTCTCCTACCCATGCGCCGACTACATTGAATTCAAAAAATTCCATAGCTTCCTCATCGGTCATCCCCTGATCCATTAAAATTTTAATACATTTATTTACGTCATATACTATTATATCGGGCTGACCGCACCGACTACCAATACCTATGATCGCCTCATCGAAGCCATCAGCCTTTAGCATTTTAAGATAATAAACCGACTAGGAAACTTCCTAGTGCTATACAGATGTAGAATTCTAATCCCATTTTCTTTCTCGCTTTCTTTTTTTTGTGCTTTTTAAAAAACTTCATAATGCTTACAATGTTGCACACATTACAATGTAAATAAAGAATAAAATGTGGAATGTCCATGACACTCCTACTATTGCCCAACAAACTTTCATCATTGCTTTCTCTCCTTCTGGTTAGCCTAAGACTTCCCATTCGGTCTTAGGATTTGTTACATGGCATTCGGGACACTCCCTTGTCTGCCACTTAAAAGTATATACTAATGACGGTGCGCCACATTCAGGACAAAATATCTGCCTCCTTTTGCGGTCTACACCATCATATTTTCGTATCTTTGTATGTTTCGTAACTTTATTAATCACTTTTAATGTTTTCTTCTTTAGTTCTTAATAACAGTTCCCCGCAATCCAATTGCACATCATACTTAGGTTCTTCCTCGTATGTTCTGCCAATGATTATTCCGCCTACTTCAACCGCCAATTGGTCTTTCAGCATCGTAACCTTTACCCGTTGATCTATGTTCATTATGCGCTCCATCCTATAACGAGAAAATCTAAATCCTCGTAGTGATGTTTTAATGCCTCTTCAGGCAGATAGTTTGCTAACGTGCTATGAGTTTCACCTCCAAACCATGCGCAACCATCCTCTGATTGCATAGGTTTCCAACCTTTTTTCTGCATCATACCCATAAAATCTTTCATTATTTTTTCTTCTTTTTTAGTTAACATTATTTCTCCTCCATTTGTTTTAAAATAAGTGGAAGTAACTTTAAACCACTAGCCACTTCCATTGCTTTTATAACTTTTAAAATGTTATCACGAGTTTCTCTATCGGATGTATGACTTGTAATAAAATGTTTTAAGTCATAACACTTTTCAATAAAGTCTTGCTCTTTTAGTTTTTGAGATACTTCACTCAACGTTCTGACCAAAATCGGTTTTAGCGCACCACTTGTCGATGTAGCCATTTACATAGCAATCTACAATCTCCTCATCAGGATCGACCTCACCTACAAGTATATTACACCAATCATCTTTCTCGCCTTCTTTTTGTATATGCACCTCTACTACACAATCCACACTTTCTATATGTTCGATAATTGTGGCATAGTCTGTACTATCTTTGCATAGATCATACCCCTCAGCAAGGATCTCAAACTTCCATCCATCGCTGAGTGCTGACTTAACTAATTCTTGACTTGCGCTTTTCATTCTACTTTCTCCTTTTCTAAACAAGCATTACACATGACAGAGTCGTCTGGTAATCCCCACATTTCACCTTGAAAAAATGAACACTCATCTTCATAATGTTCTACATGATTACAATAATCACATTCCATCGTTATATCTTTACTCATTTTTCTCCTCCATAAATGCTTCACCTAATCTAGACTCCCATGCCTCTGGTACTACCCATCCGACCATGTTCTGTAACTCTTGCAGTTTAGGATATAGTTCTTCATAATCTGGGTCATCGGCGAGTCTGCACGATAACTCATAGATAAATTTATGAAAATGTTCTTGCATTACTTCTCCATCAAATCCGTCAAAACTTTCATATTTTACTGTTTTAGACATCTTTATTCTCCTCAATTTTAAATTTGCAATTAGGAAATTCTTCTTGCCACTCTTCTAAATAATATTCTGCTTCTTTTTTAGAAGAATATGATCCATCTATTTGCCATCCCTTATCTGTATTTTTGTATAAGTTCCACAGTAGATTTCCATCAGTATAAATCTCCCTCTCCTTAGTTAAATATTCTCTGACGGCAGGTATATCCCGATAGAGTTCCAATAATATGAGGTGGCTCTTTAAAGGTTGCTTTGTACCCGCCTCCCATCGTTGGACACTTGCTCTTCCAAATCCGCATACATCTGCTAAAGATTGTTGGCTACTAAAATATTTTTTTCTTAATTCTTTTATTTCGTTACTGTTCATTGGTATAATATTCCTTCCTCTACTAATGCTCCGAAGTTTATCGGATTAATTATTTTAACATGATGGATCTTAGCTTTCCATTCTCCGTCTACGGAAATAGGTCTGCCATTCTCCTCGTACTCTATCTTATGATCCTCAGCATAGATTTCTCTAAGCATCTCCTCACGACCTTCATCACTTGTCATCCATCCATTCTTTGGTTTGTATATCATCCAAGAATAGGTGTACCAGAAATAATCGCCAATGCTTTCCTCACAAATGATTAATACTCTGGTTTGCGACTCATACATCATATCTTTACCTCCTTCCAATCTTCTATTTCTTCCACATCATCTTCCTCGATTTGATCACATATAAACGAATGGTCAAAATTATATGTCGTTCTCCAAAACCTTATCTTTCCATTCTTATCTTCAGTTTCAAAAGTAAGATCATGCACACATAAACTTTCTAATTCTTCTTTAGTCATTTGCATTCTCCTTTAAATGAGAAAAAGCATCCGTGTTAAGAGCTTTTCCTCTTATAATCCATCCGTTCTGTAAAAGTTCTTTAATAACATTGTTATACATTTTTTCTTTTTGTCGTACTCTCGTTGCGGAGCATTCTCCATCCTCCCATAATATTTCGTGAGCTAAAAGAGTACCAAGCTCATAAAATAATTGATCAGCTCTTTCTTGGTTTTCGCATATAGCTTTCGGTGTGTGACCGTAAGGACTAACAAACAGTCTGGATTCTATAAATTTCTTTAAATGCTTATTACTCATCATGATTCTCCTTCTTGCAGTTGATCTTCATGTACTATATTTGCTTCACCAAGTATTCTTGTCATATGATCAATATAATTATTGAATATCTCTTGTCCTTTATCCGTAAAATTATACACATCATCTTCATCTTGATAGATGCACTCTTCATAATACTTTTCACCTAATTTTTCTTGCATCATAAAATCTGCAAGTTCTCCCGTTACTTCTAAAAAACTAGAAGCATCTATATAATATTTATCCGTTTTCATTATACATTCTCCATCTTATATATTTTGTTAGTGTACCAATCTGGCATAGGTCTGCCTCTCTCCCACTTGGCTATATCTTTCTTATCGTTGACATAATATTGTCTATATGCCCTTACAGTATTGTTATGAATACGTAGCTTAGTAGACTTATATACATCTGGCATAGCTTGTGGGTGCGGTGTCATTTCCATAGGTTTATATTGCAATGTACCCCAATCGGTTTCTCTTAAATCCATAATAACCTGCTGAGATTTATGTATCTTGTTATATCTCCTAGTGTACTCAAAACATAACTCCATACCATGTTGTACTAACCAACTAAAATTATCAGCACTATCCCCCGCCCATAAAGTGCAGGGGTGGTTTTTATGTACTTCTTTGTAAGGTACTAAGTGTCCTTGTCCATGCCTATGAAATACTGAACATAACATCTGTGCCGTTTCCAATGGCATTTTGACAACGTGCTTATCACATTGCATATGTGCCGAACGTATAGGACATTCGTCTAATACAAATATGTTCATGATGCATTCTCCTCATGTTCTATTTCTCCAAACCATTCATCAATGGCATTGGCTACATGGTTAGGCATATCATGATTAAGTATTACGGGTTTAGGATTGTCTGACCACTCTACTTGGATTGTGTAGCTTACTATGTGCCTATCTGTGGTTGGTATGGTGTTTATATCTCTACTACTCATCATCATTCTCCTTATTTTTTTTAGGATCATATGCTTCTGGGTCAGTAGGTGCTACATAATCGCTATAATAGTGTTCCACATACTTACCTTCATTTTCTCCCCAATCGCTGATACCTCCTTTATGTTTAAGATCAAAGAATTTTACAACGTCAGTTAAAGCATCCATCATCTCTTCCACTTCAGAGAAACGTAAACACGATATTCCTCCATCCATAAGAGTATTATTTACTTCTCTGACTTTATTTACTAATGCTAATGTTTCTTTACTTATTTTAGGTGCTTTAGGCATTTACTTTCTCCTTTAAATAGTTATCAATCATAGATGTTTGGTCGTCTACAAAATCGTCATCATCTGCCTCTTGCACATTGACAATTTCTATATGATCACGATCTACTAATTTTTTTAAAAATGTTTTTGTGTCTTCATTATTCATTTTATTAATGGTGGTCATAGCTTCTTCGCTTACAACCAACGCATTTAAATCAAGCAAATAATATTTCTTAACCATTTGCTTTCTCCTTCCATCTCTCTTTAGTTACTCTTTTCTCTTCTTCTAATTTTCTTTTTTCATTTTCTAAACAAGTTTTATACCCATCTAAAAATGCTTTTTTTTCACTTACAGTTTTATATTTAATAAATATGGCTAGTATTTTTAACTTCTCTATTTGTGCGCTACTCATATCTTTCTCCTTCCTCTAATGTTTTTAATAGTTCCGCCACATAATTTTCATCTACATAGGTTAGCCTTCCTATTAGATATGCTACGATCTCATCTTTTGTATGCAAGCCTTGACTTAAAGCCTCGCCTACTAGTTCTTCATGCTCGATTACTAAGTCGCTCATGTCGCTCATTCTACTCATTATTTTTCTCCCTTAATTTGATATTGTTTCGTTGCCAATTGTACAAGGTCATCATCAAAGTGTTGTGGAAAAGCCATTGCCACATACACCCAATCACAATCCTCTTCCCAATAACGGTCATCACCCTTATAAGGTTTGGCACACGGAAACATAAATTTTAAGACTTCGATGCGATCCTTTGATAAAACGTAACCGCCATGCGATGGGGTCGTTACCAAATGAATGCCTTGTGCGATGGGAAGGATAGTGTCTGCCTCCCCCCAGATAGTGTGTTTAATATAATCTTCCATTTTAAAGTTCTCCCTTTCTAAGTTAAATGTATCACATAGTATATATGGGTGCAAGCATTATTAATATCAAGTGGTACAAAGAACTTTTTGCGCTTTATATATACGGCTCAAATATATTTTTGTGTTTGAAAATGAAAATATGGGAGAGAAAAAGTGTAAAAGTGCAACGAGTGAGTTTGCAATGTTCTGTAACCATTGCTCATGGTACATTGACAATGGATGAGTTCGTTACACTACTCGTTACAGTTCGTACCAATATTGGGTGTTTCGTACCACTTTATAGTTCGACGTGAAAAACAATTTTAACTTTTTATTTTTCTTTTATTGTTTTTGCTAGTATATATAAGACTATGAGTAAGTTAGATAAAAAAGCATTAGAGATTGAAGAAGAACATAATCGTAAACTAACTAATCGTCAAAAAGAGTTTGCTAGATATTATGTGGAAGGAACATATTCTAATGCAGAATGTGTCCGTAAGGCAGGTTACTCTGACACAAATGGAATTGCTAGAATACAAGCAAGTAAATTGTTAAATCCTAAAATGTTTCCTCATATTACAGAATACATTACAGAATTAAGAGAAGAGAGAGAAAAGAAATATGGTGTTACTCTTTTAGGTCAATTGAAACGATTTTCTGAGTTATCAAAATCTGCAGAAGAAAATGGTCAATATTCTGCTAGTATCAATGCCGAAAGAATTAGGTCTGCATTAGGCGGATTAACAATTGATAGAAGAGAAACAAATCATTATCATGCCATTGAAAATATGAGCAGAGATGAGATAGAAAATCGTCTGAAAGAATTAAGAAAAAATCATCCTCAAGTTTTTGTAGATGCGGAGTATACAGAAGTCAATGACTCAACAACCAGAGAGTCTAATGTGGAACAGATTGAAGGAAAATCTGCCGAAACATTGGAACACGACTAGAATAGAAAATCGTTACGGCGGAGGTATTCCAGACGTACATATATGTGCTGATGGCTTTTCTTTCTGGGTCGAACTAAAGGTAACAAAAACTAACCGAATTGCTATTAGTTCCCATCAAGTGGGTTGGAATTACGCCTATTACCGTTCTGGAGGCGTTAGCTTTTACTTGGTAACCCCCCTCTTATCCCCCCACCTATATTTGTTTGAGGGAAGGTATGGAAGGGAGTTAAAGGAGCATGGTCTGGCTACCACAGGTTCGGGAACCGTTGTCCCCTGTGCGTGGTCAGGGGAAGGTTGGTCGGGTCTGATCGAAGCAATGACATCGGGTCGGGATCGGGTCGGGAATTCGGGTTCGGGGTTCGGAACAATCGGGTCGGGAGTCGGGGGCAATGACAACAATTGGAATAACAATAGTAACATTGACCACCAGGAATTAAATAAGCCCCTGGAAAAAAATCAAAAATTAAATCTTAAAAACATTTAGACCTGGGCGCGCCTGCCGGCAGCTGCCGGCAGGGTTTAATATTTATATTAAAATAAATCATAAAAAACTTTTATTCATTATAATCATATGATACAATTAATTATTATTAACCAACTAAGGAAAAACGTTATGTCTAAAATGTACAACGACTTTAAAAAAGAACTTCTAAAAAATGGCGTTGCCGATTCACGCGTTGAATCATTAGCGCAAGCCGTCAATCAATTGCATACGGCTTGTAGTTTTTTAGATCTGGATCAACGCGCCAACTTCTTCGAAAAATACGCGCAAACTATTGATCTTGTCGACAGCTTCGGCAAGGCGGAAGAGTTCGCACGTTTTAAAGATTTTGAAGATGCGGATGATTGCAACAATTTTGATGACTTCATTAATATAGGAACTTAATGAAATGAAAATTAGATTAACTGAAATTAGTAATAATAAAAAAGTTGGGCATATTCCGGTAACTACAACCGAACGCGCCAGCTGTCCGGATAGTTGCAACTTAAAAGATATTTGTTATGCGCAAAAAGGTAAAACGCGCATGATATGGGAAGAAGTAGAAACCGGAATTAATACCCGCTGGAAAACTGAATTTGAAAATGATTGGCTTGTAATCATGAAAAAAATTGCGCGCTTTCCAACTGGTCAACTATGGCGACACAATCAAGCCGGCGACTTACCGAACCGCGGGGCGGATAATGAAACTATTGATCCCGTAAAGCTTGGGCAATTAGTGAAAGCTAACCGCAATAAAAACGGCTATACTTACACACACAAACCCGCCACCCCTGAAAATATTGCGTTGATATCGTTTGCGAACGAGAACGGTTTTACTATTAACCTAAGCGCGAACGATCCGGCGCACGCGGATCAATTGGCGCGTCACAAGTTGCCCATCGCGGTTGTCGTGGGTGATAAACCTATAAAGAAAACCCCGGGCGGGTTGCCCGTTGCAATGTGTCCGGCGCAAGATAAAAAGAAAGGTATTACTTGCGCCGTGTGTAAACTATGCGCGAACCCTAACCGCCGGGCGGTTGTTGGTTTTTTAAAAGACTAGCCCGCGCCCCCATACACTAGCCCCAAGCCCCTGCAATCCGGGGGCTTTTTTTTTGGGTCGGGCTTTCGGGATCGGGTCGGGATCGGGTCGGGCTTTCGGGTCGGGGCTATAACTTCAATAGCATGACAATAATAATATAATAACAATACATATATATTACACGTGGCCCAGGTGCTAACAATCTAAAAATTTTGCATGTTTCACGTGAAACATTGCTTGTTGCTTAAATGTCACATGATACAATTAATTTAAAAATAATGCATTTAATAGTTGCATCATATGATTTAATCTGATACTAATATATATATTAGAGACAAGCAATAACGCTAAACTCTAACAACTAAGGAGACTAAAATGAAAGAAGAGATTATTAAAAAGTTAAACTTTATGAACATGCTTTACGGCGCAGGTCGTAAAGAGATGTTCGAAGAGCAATGGGCAGAGTTAAGTAAATTAATTAATGCATTGCCAGCACCAGCTTTTACTTTAGTAACTGAGATGGGTGGAGAACTTGGTACTGAGCCTTTAACTCTTGAAGCTCTTATAACTAAGTTCAATTATAAGGTTGAGAACTTTGG